GAATATAACGTTCGCAAAAGTACTCGTAAATTATTGACGGATGCTGCTCGTAAATTATCAGGTAAGAATGTGCGTCCGGAAGACTTCTGGCCACCTATGTAATTTCCTATTGCTGGAATCTAGTGCAAAAGGTATACTTAAACCAAAATTTTGAAATGGGTGATAGGTCTCATGGGAGCGAAGAATAAGGTGATCGCTGGGGATTACGAAGGAAAGCGCATTTCATCCAATTTTGGTATTGTTGCAATATCAAATGGATTTAAAAATGTACTGCTAAATAAGGATTCAATTGAAGGATATGAAGTTATGGACGAATCTCACAGCAAAAGCGCTGTCAGCGCAGTTGGCCGGGGATTAGTAGGAGGATTCTTACTTGGTCCTGTTGGGTTATTAGCTGGACTTTCAGCTAAAACAAAAGGAGTTCATATTGTTGCGTTGCAGTTTAAAGATAGCAAGAAAAGCTTGGTCGAGGTTGATGAGAAGATTTATAAAAATCTGATAAAGAGCTGCTTTTGATCATCAACCACTAGTTAGGGGGCATTCCATTGAAATTAACAAAATATCTATTAGCTATCATCCTTGTATTTACTGCATCAATAAGCATTGCATATGCAGCTCAAAATGCTCGCGTAAAGTCAGCTGATGTGGAATGGACATTTGTTGGTAAGGATCAGGAAAAGCTCCTGATCGATACGATAAAATCCTCGAAGAGTACTCTCGACATTGCAATCTACAGCCTTACGGATCCAGATATCGTAGCCGCTATAAAAGATGCCAAGAAGCGTAAAGTCAATGTTCGGATTATCACAGACAAGACACAAGCAGCGGGTAAAGCGCAAACTGAAGCTCTTAAGATACTTGGTAGTGCAGGCATTCCAATCAAGGTCAATTCACATAGTGGTCTGATGCATATCAAGATGACGATCGCTGACAAGAAGATTGGAACAACTGGCTCATTTAATTACTCTCAGGCTGCGAGTGAACAGAACGATGAGATACTGATGGTAATCAGAACTGCAGACGTGGCGAAGAATTTCTCTGCTCAGTTCAACAAAATGTGGGCTGACACTAAGCGGTTTAAAAGTGTGGAGTATAAAATTGCTCAATCAACTACACCTACAACTCCACCTGCGTCCTCTAACGTCGTTTACGCAAATTGTTCAGCGGTCAAAGCAGCTGGCAAGGCACCGATTAAAAGAGGAGATCCGGGATACAGCACTAAGCTCGACAAAGATGGCGATGGAATTGCTTGCGAAACCTAATTTCAAACAAAAAAAGCCCACCGACCTCAGGCCAGTGGGCTTTTTTATGGCTTTTTATTTTAAAATCCTGCTCAATTAGCAGGCAGTACGTTATAGTACAGAATGAAACAGTTTTGAATTAACCGCTTCAACCGTCCGATCATCAAACGTTATTGATTTTCTAATTTTCTTCTGAACATCTGACTCAATTCTTTTATATTGCTGCGGAGTTAATTTACCCGATTGCATTGCGGCCAAAGCTATTGATAGGATGTACGAGGCCTGTTCTTTTGTTAACATTTCCGATACACCACCTTAGTTATTTATTGTTCTCTTGGGTAGTTGTCATCATGACTTGCTGCAGCAACATCGTCAGTGACAACTCCTCCCTGTAATTGCAGAGCAATAAAAGATTCATTAATCGCACCTTCAATAATTCTCGCGTAAAGTTGTCCAATGGACTTTACTTCCTCATTCATTGGATTTAGAGCGTCAATTGTTAACACACCCCATGGTACGACAGGGATACAAATAATTGCTTTGTAAGGACTTGAAGATTTACTATTACGTTGCCAATCAACGTCTTCTCCAACACTATCGACCTTGATCACTTCCCTTTTTCGGAAAGATCTCCCAGCAATTGAGTTGTCAATTTCAAGAAGTCGTTCACCTATATAATAATCTGGAAACCCAGCGCTTGCAACTTCAATTCTCAGTTGCCCCTCTTGAGCAGCCCAGTAACCACACCGATGACGTTCGCCCGGACGGAATTTAATGTCCGATGCTAAGGCGTCAACCGCACGTTGAATAAGCGCTCTGCCTTGTTGCTGAATATGCTGAAGGTATTCAGTACTACTTAAATATTGATTAACTCGTAAATCAATCATACTTTTTAAGAGTACATCTGCATTTTCAACAGAAGTCAGCAATTGCGAAGCTACTCCTTCGTTCTTGCCGTTTTGCTGACGTTGAGTATTCAATTCATCGTGCAACGAGAGTAATCGATTTTCTTTACGAATCCCATCTGCAAAACGTTTAGCTCCTAACCAGGTCCAGCCGGCTATGATTATAAGTATAATCAGGATAATCACTGAAGCCATGACATAAAACCAACCTGGCATATTCTTTATAACTTCTTCGCCTAATTTATCAGGACTCAATTGTCTACTGCTCCTCTCGACTATTTCACTTTCTCCTTTATATAGAATATCGTTGATTTTAGCAATAAAAAAATCAAGCCTCTTCAAAAACGAAAAAGCCCGACAGCCGATTAGGCCGCCGGGCTTCGATTATTTATGGGCACGTAATGAAATAGCAAGCACGCGCCAGCCTTCACTTGTAAGCTGTGGCTCGCTAATTTTTCCGCCTAGATCAACACTGCCGAATTCCTTAACGAACCAGCTCGGCGCTGTAACCAACTTCTCCAACTCCGAGATCCTATCTGACTGATTCTTCACAACAGTCTGTAGATCCTCGAATGCTTTTTTCTCCGTTGCTGTCATCGGCTGATCCTCCTCTCCTGTCTTCGAAATGATCCAGTACTGCCCGGCTTCCTTGCGAATGACCGATTCCTTTGCCTTAACTTTGCCGTCATCCCGCACGCCTTGGTCGATCAGGCCGTCATTTCCATATTTACGATTGTCTTTGTTTGGATCGTATACACTGATTGCATCTCCTTCAACATCTACAAGCAGGATGTAATGACCACCACTAGTGAAATGACCTGAGCGCATAGAAGCAACTACCAGAGAACCGGCTGCCAGCGCGGCCTTTGCTGTGTCTAAGTTACCAGTCTGGATACAGGCCAGTCCATACTGCTCAACGAATCTTTTAAAGTACGTCCAGGATGTGCCGTTGTTGAAGGTGCGATAACCCTTAGCTACTGCAAAGGCAGCGGCGGCTGTTGGTATTACCGCTTCATTGGTTAGTGAGCTGACGGCCATAGCTACCGAAGTTGGACCACATCCGGAAGTTCCAATCGTTTGCGAGGGATCTCCATGACTTGAATACATTAATCCTCTCCAGCGTGGGTCCTCTTGGCTATAATAGACCATAGTCATTTGCTCACCGTCTGTTTAACAACCTGATTGCCGTAGACCGCCACAGCGCCACACAGAACGCCTTGAAGAGTGCTTTGCACCGACCATCCTAACAAGCTGTTTGCAGCCACAATACCAATCACAGCGACCGCGTAGACAATCGTCCAGTCCGGTATATGCGGTGTCTGTTTAAAGATAAATCCAATAACCCAGCATGCTGCAACCACGATGATGAGCTGCGGGTCAATCAAACCTTGAATCGTTGTCCATTCCATCTATCATCATTCCTCTCACAATGGGTGCGTTATTGTCCAGCCAGCTTGAGTATCAAGACGGCTGCGGATACAAACAGACCAGCTAGTGTGATCGTTATTCCGATCAGCCACCGCTGGCCTGTTTTGATTTCATCAATGCGTTTATGCGCCGACTTGGCATCACGGGCCGCTTCTTTTGCGACATCATCAGACTTATCAAGGCGGTCTACAAATCGGTTAACTGCACCGGCCAAATCACCTACCGACTTTGCGGTAGCCTCCTGCAGTGTCTCGAGTTTACCAACCTGTACGGCAATTTGATTAAGCTGAGCTTCTGGTGTACTCATTTGACTTCATCTCTCCTCTCCAAATAAAAAAGCCCCGCCTATTTAGCGGAGCTCATTGGTGTACTTTAAAAGGATACTTTTTTCGCATTTTCCACAACTGGACCTCTATTACCCTTGTTAGCGACAGACGCTATCCATTTGCCTACTCTTATAGCTGGTTGTTCTACCCATTTCCATGCTACAAAAGAAATAATGAATATCGGGATAATAGACACCATTGCAATTACCCAAGCATTTGTATAATCATGAAGAAAATGTGCCGTTGTTATTATGATTACAGCATGGTAAAGATACAAACTATACGAGATCTTTCCTAAGAAAGAAAAAGTTTTTCTCTCGAGGAAGCGAGCAAAATTAAGATCAGAAAGAGAATAAATTATTATAATCGCTACCCCTATGGAAATACCCCAGTCCACTACTACTTCAAGAAATGGAATCGGCACTATCCTTATAGCTCTTGAATAGGTGTAAGCAAAAAAGGCAATCACCAAAATCAGAATCTTATTTTTTCTTGAAAAGAGCGAAACCTTACTGATCAGCGTTTGGCGATGTTTTGCAATCAGTGCTCCAATAATAAACATTGCCATGAAATGTACGCTGTCCAGATAGCCAGTTGTTAGGCCTATTGAGTTTTCTAAGTGGAATGTATAATTCAAGCCACCTACTATAGAGCACCCCAGTCCCATCGCAATTGAAGCTAGCCAATGGAATCGATTAATGAATAACATTAACAACGGGAAAATAATTGAGATTCTCATTTCTGTTATTAAAGACCATACTATTGGATTGTACGTGGTTGTTTCATGATTGCTAAGCAAATTTAATTGTTGCCAAGTGGTGCTAAGTGTAACATCCTTAGTCCATTTGTTACTCAACCAATCACCGAAATTCTGTACGCCCCCCTGGAAAAACAGATGGCATAGCAAAAGTGCTCCAAGCATCGCAACAGCAAAAGGCAGATATATTCGAAATACGCGTCTGATTAAGTAAGTAATATAAGATGTTTTTTTGCCGCTGTAAAAAGGGAGCGAGAGTACAAATCCGCTTAAAATAAAAAAGAAGATTACGGCTTCGTGTCCAGCTCCAACAATAAGGTATATTGGAGAGTATTCCATTAATGGTGTCATCATCATGACCGTTCCAACAAGATGACACATCATAACGATTAGTGCTGCCAACCCTCTCAAAGAGTCTAATTGATTGTAACGCAAAGCATTATTCCTCCCATAATTGATTCATGTTGTAACACTATACCATATTATAGGAGGTCGATATACAAAAAATGTGAATCACTTTATCCCGTTACAATATTAGAAAGACTGTTATAAACTAAATTAGCCATTGCTTGCATTCCTGCTTCATTAGGGTGCCTCAAATCAGTCATGTACCCCAGACCATTCCACGTCTCCCAGTCTCCAGCTACTTTATTCAAATCAATAAACGGTGCGTCAGACATGTATCTGATTTTTGCGGCATATTGTTTTTGCAATGCAGCTTCACTCAGAATTTGACAGGGTACAGATGACACAACAATAAAATCACTTGTACTTGCAATCGATGCTTTTAATGCAGATACATTTTCAAGAAATTGTGTTGATGTATATCCGCCTATTGCATCGTTTGCACCAAGCAACATAATTACTAAATCAGGTTGATAAGCAATCATAGCAGCACGGCTGTATATGCCCACACCGCTTGCCCAAGTTAGTGAGTTTGTCGATGGGACACCTGCATTAGCAACTCTGAGATATTTCCCTGTACTTAGGGTCGGCTCTATAAATAAGATAGCTCCGGTCCCCACAGCACTAATCTTCAACTTATGAGAAGTGGACGGTGTTGCTGAGCTTACAGTGAGCTTTCCAATTCCAACTACACCAGTTGTTGTAGATGTTTGTGCTGTCTCATTATCAATTTGCAAAGTAATAGAAGTCGAGCCACTACCTCTTACATAGTAAACATCAAAGCTATCAGAATTAACATTGGGATCGGCATAGTCGAGTGTGCCAGAAGGATTATTATACTGCCAGCCTTGTGATCCAAATCCATAATTCCTGCCCGATGGCCAGCCTGTTCCTGCTGTATATCTAGGGTTCGCTCCCGGATTTAAACCAGGTGTCATACCACCGAATTGAGTTGTTAAATCATTCGCTAATCGTTGTGACAGTTTATATGGCCAGTTCTCAGACATTCCATACCCACCAAAAACAGTTGAGTCCCCAATAACAAGAATTTTTGCACTTCCTGTTCCGTCAATTACCCTTTGCTTCGCGGTCAACCACTTTGATAACTTTGTTGTAGTCATTCGTACAGAAGTGTTTGTTGCGGAGATAGGTTCTGATGGAATGCTCTGTACCTCAGCAACGAATTGTCCCCATATTGTGCTTGTATCTGCACGAATACCTACAGAGCCAGTTCCATCACCTCTACGAATACCCAACGAGTACTTTACAGCAATTCCTGCTGTCAATCCTTCGACAATGACTTTATAAGTAAAGATACCTTGCTCACCGGCTACGGAATCATTTACTCTCGCCATTCGTCTAATTGTTTTAGGTACAACCGCATTGCTTATGTCAAGAAGACAGACTTCCAAACTCGAAGCCGTTGTTGGCATGACATAACCACATTGAATGGTGATTGCGACCTTTCCGGACTGAGGCGCAATAAATTCAAAAGAAGTTCCTGTGGCAGGTGCAAAAACATTAGTTACGGATGAAGCATTGACAGTATCGGCAGTCACGACTTTGATTATCTTCGATGTACTTGAATTGATGTAGCTATTCTGTTGCATCGAAAAAATACTGTCTGAATCTAAAGCTACATCCGACATTAGAACAGGAATATCCTCTTCATTTGCTTTTTCAGTTATCTTTGAGTCAAGCGTCAGGAAGTTCTCATTGATCTCTGCAAGTTCAACGTAATCATCATCTTCCCATGCGTTTAATTTTAGATTAGGTGTTTGATTAGAAGCCATTTTGCATCTCCTCTCTAGTATTCGGACTCGTCAAATGGCACAAGAAATGAAGTTCTCAACTCACCCCATGTAAGTTGTTTAGCCTGAATCCAGGTTAGACCTGCCTCTTTTACCTCATGCCATGGCAGCCAGGTATAAATGAACTCATGTATCAAATGAGCTGGCAGAATACGCTCAACGGCCCTCTCCATATTAGCAATATCTTCTGGTATTCCTCGCTTACCTATGATTGTTGAAATGACTTCAAACTCATTTGGTCGCTCCTCAACTTTGCAAATATGGTAATGGTCAAGCTGCCCCTTGAAACGTTGTTTAGTTAATAATTCCGCAGGTCTCTGCTTAAGCTTAAGATCAAGTCTACGTTGAGTTATTGTTTTATCTGATTGAGGCTGAATTTTTAATTCCTTCTCGCGGATTGCTAAGCCATCGGCTGATGCTGTATCAATTAAGAAATCCAAAAGCAGTTGTTCAACTAAAGCGAAGAGGCGAGTGGACTCAATCCCCTGCGCCTCTTGAATAGACTTTACTGTTTTTGAGTTGATTAAGAAGTCCGGTAATACATCTTGCATTAATTTCAGTATATCTTTATCAGTATAAAATGCTCTTGTAGAAGATAATCCTACAGCTTCTCCACTTAGTAGTGTGAATTTAGAAATTTGAGGTTGAACAAGAGTTGTGCTGCCTAAAGAAACTCCAATAGGCAAGCTTATCCTAATAATATTTCCCGCTAGTATTGAACTCTGACCGTCAGAACTGCCAGAAGTTGTGATGAGAAGTAGTGGGCTTGCAGAAACAGAGGTTAATCCGGAAACCACTCCGGATCCGGACATTGTCACTACCTTTATAAGTGAAGCTGTAGCGTCGCTTGTACCCACGGACACTCCAACCATATCATCAAATAATGCCATCTAACTCACCTCAGTCTTCCGAGATCGTTAAAGAACCTGTAGCGAGTTTTATTTGATCAGCCGCAACGACAGATTTGTTTGGAGTAAGTGCGCCATAATAAAGCAGATGCCCACCAGATAATGCATCGAAAATGCCGAAATGAGTAATTGTTCCCCATACCGCAGTCGCGGCCGGAAATAAAACATCTGATGCGTTATTCGAACTGCCCGTTGTAGAAACTGTAAATGTTATTGTTTGACGAACATAACTCCCACCTGTGACTTCGGTACCTGTTCCAGTATCTGTTGGATCACTGGTAAACAAACCGATATACAGAGCCGATGGCGGTGTGTAAGTTGTTGCTCTTAAAACATGGTTTAAAATTGCATTTTCTAACCAATCACTTTTACCTGGCATATCTCTTCACTCTCCCTAAATAATCATATTAACTACGCCCATTACAGGCACTTGGTCTTGTTGTAGTTCAATATTGCCCGTCCCACCATTGACTCGAAGATTCGACCAGTCCAAAACATCTTCGGCATCAAGCATGGCTTCTCCGATCTTGTTGTAACGAATAATTAAATCTGCGAATGCAAGGGATCTGAGGTAATTCCCTACTGAAGTTCGTATTTGTTCGATTGCATTTTCAAGAACACCGTCGGTCTTCAATGTTAAAACTGCAGAAATGTTAATCAATACCTCGGTAACTCCGACGACTGTCACATCTGCATTTATTGGCTGGTTATCATTGATAAGCTGAGAAGCTTGTGCAACTACTGATGCGCCCGGCGTTCGTCTATCTTCAGAAAGAAGTACAACTTTAACTGTACCAGGTCCGTTCCATGCTCGATAAACCCTCGCTTCGGCAATTCCGGGAATTTCCTTCGCAAGTTGAATGTAATGTGCGGGATTCCCGCTAGATGGCTGCTCCTGAATCTTCAGATAGTACCTTGAGATTAAAGAGGAATCAGATTCAGCTTCAAAACCACCCTCAGTCGGCTCCGTATTGTTAACTGAAGTAAATCCAGTCAATGTTACCGGGAACAGGTTAATTGTATCAGTGGTAACCTTGCCGATCGTTCCGGGAATAACGGCTTCGACCATTACATAACCAGTGATATTGATTTCTTTTGTTTCAGTTGCACGAAATTGAACTTGGTTTGCTGTTTCAAAGAGGTCTCCAGAATTAATGGTACCTGTCCCCTGCAACAGCACTCTGCCGGTTGCACGTGTAGCTCCTTTGCGCTCAATGCCGCTCATCTCGAAAACCCTTTGTGTCAATTCATCCCCGCTCAAGTTTTCAATTGAAAGTTTTGCCTTTGCATCATTGAGTGCATTTTGAAGATCCTCTAGTATCGAAGCAGCCGGGTAAACCACGTCATAAATGAACGAACCTGCTGATTTATCATAGCTGTCAGAAATCTTTAAGAGCATTGCACTTAGTAACTCTCCAGCCATTTATACAACAACTCCTTCCTGGACAGTGCCGTAGATACTGATCGCCTCGAATTCAATTTGGAGTCCGGATCCTGACTGTGTGAATGTGAAGTTTGACACTACAGTTATTGCATCGTTCTGAAGCAAAGCTTCCTGAATCATTCGCTCGTACTCGGATTGTAAGAAAGCCGGATTATGATCCGAGCCAATCAGTGTCATATGCTCGCTGCCGTAATTGGTTTGGCTATAGATAAGGCTCTGCTTTTTCGATAGCAGAGCCTTTTTAATCCATATCTTAACGTAGTCCAAACCAGTAACTTCGACTAATTTTCCATCTTTACGCTTAAAATCATTTGCTTCAAAGTCCCAATCGAAAGTCTTGTGGACTGCTGCAGAACCTGCTTCAGTCGCTTCGCTGTACTCTAATTGAGCGATCTCAGGAAGTGACATACTAATTACTCCTTTCAACAAACATCAAATAGGTACCAGAGCTGAAGTGACTCATCCGGTATAATGATCACTTTGTCACCCTTTTTAAGCTCCGGCTTAAAAACAAGTTTCTCTTCGACCATGGCACCTTCGGTGTTCATGTATCGATTGGGGATCTCTACACCTTGTTTGAAAATAGTGGGGACAATTATTTGATCTTCCGTTAAAACGATGTGTTCTCCCCACTGGATCTTTAGCGGATTAACTCCCACAACCTTACCGGTTCTTGGTGCTGTGCTGGGAGGGTTACGGTTTTGCTTGTGTAATTCCGCGAACTTTCTGGCAAGCCGTTCTATACCATCCATCACTTCACCTCTTCCGGAAGCACAAGCTCAAGGTCCATCGTGTGAACCTGTTTTGAAATCGAATGTTTGGCTGTTAGAATCATGTATCTCCCGGACATCCCTGTAATCGGTTCCTTCACATCTAGCAGCCTTCCGGCCTTCACAGCTACGTCACCAATTAACTTGATCGTGTTGGTCTCCTGTATCCGAGCAAGACGCTGCAAAAGAATACGAGCCACTTCACGCGCTTTTGCCACGTCTTCCGCGTCGATCTTGTAAGTGTCCTCAAGTAACCCGTATTTTTTAATAAGCGAGTCATCTTGCACGGTTGCAGCTACTTCATATTTTGAATCATCACGCTCAATTAATATTTTGACCCTGTTTCTAAGTGATTCAATTGATCGTGTTCTATCCGATCCGAGAGGAGAAATCATAACATCGTGTGTTGCCAGATTGTCTGCCAACTTGAATGTTCCCTTTATGACCATGTCTTTCATTTCTTCAAAGTAGATCTTTCCTTTACGCATCTCAACGTTGAATCTCTTGCCGGTTCTACGCTCATGCTGTTTGTAAATGTCCTCAATGATTTCTGCAGGTGACTTCTCCATGTAAATCTGATTAATTGGTGTGTTCATCGTAGGTACACTGCCGATTAGCATGCCGAAATCATTTAATATACGAGTAATCGCATGAGTGGCATTAACTTTATTAAATTGATAGACGCTCTTTGACTTGCCAAGATACCAGGCGTAATCAAACACCTTGTAAGGTATACTAGCTCTTCCAGAGCGCCCCTCTGTTACGATAACGCCCCTGTAGACCTCTGTGTCATCCTTCATAAGCAGGACAACATCACCGACATCACAGGGGTTTTTCGGGAAGTATTGGGCCATGTTCGTCCAGATGATATCAAAATCCATAACAGCCATTAGAGAAAGGTTAGAGTCCCATGAGACCTTTCCCACGATCGCTGTAATGTCATACGTTTTTGAACCATCGTTCTTTACAAGAAGGAGCTTAAACACCTAATCAACTCCTCGTACTTATGAATGCGAACTCTGTAATTTGCAAAGTAAACTCGATATCGCCGTCTTGCTTTACCCCGTGGTCAAGGTTATCGATAGTCACCGGGAGATTTAAGTTTTTCTTGCCTGTTCTTGAGTCGACTATTATTAAACGAATTGGAAGCTTTCTCTGCCGCCATCGTTCAATGGTATCAACATAAGCCATACCCCACTTGCTGCGGTTCTGTAGAAAAGGGTAGTTATGACCCTCAGCAGGAAAGAAGCTTTTTATCTCGATCGTCCTCAGGCCTTTGATACCTGGAACGTTTAAAACCTGCTGCAGCCCTTCCACTTGCTCGTTCTTCCACGGACTAGAAACATAATAATCCGGTGGAGGCACAGGGAGCTGCATTACTTCTTCATTGTTGTTTATGCTTAAAAATATCTGAATCATAAATTCCGCCCCCTGTCCTATGTCGCATAGAGATGCCGCTCAATTCTGCTTAATAAAGAGTCTGCAATATCCATCGGACTTTGATTTTCTTTAAGAGTAGCCGTGTTGCTCGCAGTTGCAGATGTGTTCCCATTAGTGGCTGCGGTATTATCAGCTAAAGCTGCTGTGGTGTCGCTCAAAGCCTTTGCAAGATCGCCATCACTTTTGGCTTTCTTTTTATCGCGTTCATCTTGAGCTTTCTTCGTCTGCTTCATAATAGAATCATCACTGAATTGAGCTCCCCCGAAATCAACCTTAGGAAGAACTGTTAAGTTAGAATCCCACTTCGGTTTCTCAGCAGTACCTTTCGCCCCGCTAAAGTCGACTTTCCCAAGACCACCAAAAGATATCGGATCTACTACGGACCCGAACCCTAATGCCTTGGAAACCTTATTGGCACCACCGATCAATGAGTTAATGCCGTCCAAGGCTTTGTTAATCATGTCGTTAATGAGTCCGATAAAGCCATTGACTCCTGCCTGACCAGCAGTAAGAATACCGTTCCATATGCTGACACCGGCATACTCAATAGTATCCCATGCAAATTTATAGACACGGATCATGAAGTTAGCATAATCGAAGTATTTATTAACTGCCCATTCAGCAGCACTTACAACAACATTCCAAGTGTTCATGCCTACCAGTTTTACTTGCTCCCAGTTACGGACAAGGTAGGTTCCTGCAACGACAAGCAAGCCAATTAAGGTTGCCACCATTCCTATTGGGTTAGCTCGCATTGCGGCGTTGAGTCCGAGCTGCGCTTTAGCCATTATCCACAATGAGGCAGTATACGCAATTTGATAAGTTTTGACTGCCAGCAATGCCCCCCCATAGTAAAGTAAACCTGCTGCTACGCCATAAATGATCGGACTAATATAAGACCAGTTATCTTGAAAGAAGTTAAAGGTATTGATTGCACCTTGGAGCATATTAGCTAGTGAATCACCAATTCGCTGGAATGATCCATTGTTCGCCAATTCGGTAATTGCATCCCCAGCACCCTTAGCAGCATTTTTTATCGTGTCAAATAGGCTGCCTGCTCTTATCTCACCTGCAGCAGATATACCCATAATTTCAGCCATACCGGTTGACCATGTACCGCTGATCGTTGACATTAAACCTTTATAAGTACTTGCCTGTTTCTCCATGCCGCCCTTGAAACGGTCATCCATGAGTGCGAACAAGGCTTGATTAAACTTCTGCTGGTCGACGATCTGGCCTTTGTTGTTAATGACCGCTTGATTCTTGAACATCTCATCTGATTTCTTCTGGATCATTGCCTTTGTAATGCCGAACTCTTTCATACGTTCGAGTTCGCCAGTCTGAGCATCGGCTACTGCCTCAATCGCCTGCATCAGATCCTTATTCATTACCGAAGCCATATCCCCAATGGACCTCATTGTCTTTTGAGCATTAATGCCATAAGACTGCAACCGGACAGTGCCCTCGATTACTTCGGTTGTATCGAAAGGAGTGATATTAGCGAATTGAGATGCCCACTTCATCACATCTCCGGCTTTCTTTGTGTCCTTAAGAACCGTCTCCAGTGTCAAACGGTAACTTTCTAGATCACTAGCTGTACTGAGACCAAGATGAAATGTCGCAGCCACTCCTGCAGCTCCTAAAAGAGCAGTTCCCACAGCAGTTGCAGCAGTCGCAACAGAAACTAGCCCATCCTTCATGGAGGACCAAGTCTTACTGCCAACATTCTTTAGATCCTGTAGGTTTTTCTTGTACTGGACAGTGCCGGCACTCATCTTTTTGAGAGGGCCAGTAACACCATCTCTTAAAACCATTGTTTTTGCGATTTCCTTCGCGCCCATTACCGGCCCTCCCCACGCTTAGCTTCTTCCTCGTAGTAGAACATCATGGAGACCTTCATAAATCGCTTAGAAACAGCGTCTAGGTCTAGCAAGTCCGACAGTCGGTGACCTCGCTGCAAATAATGGTGCAGCATGTACATATCACTGTCGGACTGAATTATTTTTTTAATTCAGCGTCAACCTTTGTGACACCCTTGCCACCATAGCCGGCTAATTGTAAAGCAAAGCCACTGATGGCTCCGATCTCACCAGGAAGGAAGAGTGCTGCTACGATATCAGTTGGTTCTGCGCAGCAGTATGCTTTCTGAAGTTCAGCATCTTTGAGGTTCGGCTCAATTACGCAGTGATAAACAAGGTGTAAGTCAGCCTGCTCGCTTGTAGCTGCATCCTGCGTCATTTCTAGCCCCTCTATGGCGAGGGAGCGACTTGGCTCCTGTATGACGATCTCAGCGTCAAGTGACTCAACGTAGAGGGTCTGCTTGCGCTGGGTGCGTTGTTTTAAGCTCTCTTTGCGTTCAAGCAGTTGAGCAATTGTAAGTTTCTTAGACATTGTCTAGCCTCCCGTTATGAGTTAACTGTATCGATCATTTCAAAATCACTGAAAGCAAACGGGATCGTTTCACTACCAAGTGCTTTTGAATCGAATTTCAGCAGCATGAATTCTTCGATTGTGACATCATGTATTGCTGCACGTTCCGATCCCAGTGCATCTGGATCTTCAAGCTTACCGATAATTTCAAATCGAGGGTAAATCCCTTTTCTGACGTTAGCAGCCATTGCACGCTGCACCCGGGAATATATCTTTTTGATTGTCATGCTGCCTGCGCCAGTCCAGCCTGTGGCCTTTTTGCTAGTAGCGCCGTTGCCGGCAAAATTGACATCCTCGTAGTTCACAGTCACCTTCGCCTCGAAGCTGTCTACTTCAGCCCAAAGTTCACCATCCACCCATACACGGCCGTATGTTCCGTTGATGACGTTGCTTGCTTTTGGTTGTGCCATTTGATTTCACCGTCCTATACAGAAATTTTAAAGGTCAGATCCTCGACGGCATCAAGGAATTTGAATGCCCCGCTGATAAACACTTTGCTTTGGAAGGCCTGCGACTTAACCTTTTGATCATCCCATGAGCTCGTATCGGTACCGATCGCTTCCCATGCTAGACGCTGCGTTTCTAGATCGACGCCCACCGTGTTATCACCAGCTGGGTCAAGTACATCGCCTATCAATCCACGAGCGTAAGCGTTGACGGCCGTCAGGAAAAGAACCTGATTATCATAGCTGTTATTGATTTTACCGACGTAGTTGTCGTTGAAAGTGGTTGTAATGTCCTCTTGAATGATGTCATGACCTTCGATAATCTTGATCTTCTTCCAATCAGCACCCTTACCACCCGAAAGTGTAGTGAGGCTGTTCACGCCGCGGCCAATCTTGATTTTGTCTCCATCATTAATCAAGATCAGTTTGCCTGCATCGATGTCGGCATTTGGATCTGTACTCTCGGTGATTGCTTCAACTTCCGGAAGAACATAATAAGTTGCAGATCGTGTAAGTGGCATGCCGGCAAGGATTCCTGCGATGCGCCCCGAATAGTCCGCTGCTGAGTAAGTATTAGTGCCAACCTTAATACCACTTGTCGCAAAGTTGATGATGCCGATGTGGTCTCCAGTGTTATTAGGAAGCACAGCCTTGAATGTTTTCTTGTTCGTATCCCGCCAAGTTTTGATTTGCGTAGCTATTGCCGCAACATCAGCAGTAGCAATACCAGGAACAGCGAGATAATTCCAGCGCTTTACCGCAAGACGCGTTAAGGCGGCCGAGTAGTTGACTGCATTCGCCGGAATTCGTTCAACAATGACCTTTGAAGGGCCTCCCAAAAATGCCTGTTCAATGAAAGCTTGGTTTGCCGCTGTCCAGTCACCACTTTGCACCTCGCTAGCTGCGCGATATTCCTTACTGGTAAAAGCCCCTGTGTCATCCTTGAAGATAAGTGCGACGATACCGCGCTGACTGCGCTGCACAGCCGATACAGCTAAGCTTGAAAAGATAATGTTTACTTCAGGCAATCCCATGTCCATGCCCCTTTCTTATAACTTGCTCATGATTTTATCGAACTCATTTTCGACGATGTCAGTCCATTGGTCTTCAATTTCTACCGTTGCTTTATCGAAAACGTGATAGCCCTCTTTGAAGCCATGCTCTGAACCGTCTTTACCTATAATCCGGTGTCCAAGCTCGATGAGGTGGCCGTGTGGAGCACGAGTGTAAACTCGAACTTTGTACCAACCTGCTCCTGCATCCATCCATACCTTGCCGCGTTTAATGGATTTCAAGTATGTTCCCGTTTTCTTCTGAACCAGCTGCCGCGCCTTTCTAGCAACGATGGTCCTTGCCTTCGAACCGGACCGCATCATAAGCTGCTTAGCCTGCTTCGGGAAATGCTTTTGAAGATCTTCCAACTCCCGAACGAATACAGACAATGGATTCATCTTGATATCGAAATCATCCATTGAAATTCAACTCCTGCATGAGCACTTCCGGATCCACGTTCTCGATATCCTCGGAAAAAGCAAAATTGAAGTTGTAGTAAAGGACCTTATCGACGACATCTGAGTCAGCAGTTTCAATCGTTATCGTCCGGTCTGAAACTCGGAAGTTCAGTCCGAACAAAATCTCCAGCCGATCTTGGACTTCGTAAGTTTCTTCTTTGGATGCGTTACGATTGGTCGGGAAGTAACGGATTCTGCAGGTCATCTCCCGGTAAAGAGAAAATTGATTAGACTCAGTCCGAGGTGTTTCGAGTGAAACGTAAAAAGAGGGCCTTGAGAAGCCCTCTTCAATATCGCTGCTTTGTAACGGCACGCCGGAGAATGCAGCTGTTATTCGTTCATTAATGGCTTTGTTTATCTGGGCGCGAGTAATCATGGTGTCACCCTCTCTGCACTGATGATCAGAGTTTCGTGGCGGTTGAGCGGATCCTCGATAAAGCGGATATCGTAACGGTTGCCATCGATCTTAAGAAACATGTCCGGTCTTATACCTTCTCGATAGACTAGTGTGACCGAAACAAAATTAGTTGTCTCAGTGATTCCATCTGAGGTGTTTGAGCCCCCGCCATTCTGTTCCACTCGAGCTGGCACAGTGAAGAGTATTCTTTCAACTGGTTGTATCTCTCCCATGCTGTTTGTACCCGTGATATGGTGCCAAATCTCAACGATGTTCTGCAGCCGGGCTAAGTTGGTTTGGACGTCATTGACTGCCTGACAGGTTAACTCGATTGTTTCGTCATTCCGGCTGTACGTCCGGAGAATGATGTAATCAACACCCTTATGCTCTAGCTTCTGCTCACCTTCGTATTCACCGGATCTGACTTCGAAGATAATGGTTGGCTTCAAATTGTTCGCGAAAGCCTGGTAGAACTCTGATCGAGCAACCGACTTCTTATTAGCAAATACAGATCGTTCAGTTTCAGCTACTGACTGATTATCAGTGCCAACCAGCGTCAGACTAAACAGTTTGACAACATCACGCCACATCATGGGCTTTCACCAACCGTGTATTCACCGGATAAAGTGAGATGGCTTTTCAGCATCTCGTAAGCTGACAGCAGCCGTTCATGATCTGGGTTGTCATAGCCGAAATGTGCTTTTGCATACACGGTGATTGCACGAGTTATTAAAGCATCTGTCTCGTCGTTCGCTTTGATAGACAAAACGCCCGACAGAACTAAGTCCTGTCGGGCTGCCGCGATCAAACCACTCACTTCTTCATCAAATGCCGCTGCACTGATTCTGAGCGAGTTCTTTACTCGGTCAATCAGCGCTGCCATCATCAGCACTCCGCTTACGACCACGATTCGCTTTTTCTTCTGCCTCGAGATATCCAAGTTTAGTCAACTCGGCAATACGTTCAGGTGAACCTTCATAGGTATCACCTGGTTCGTACTCTTTCCCATCCAGCTTACACAGAATATATTGGGTTACTTTTGCTTCAGCCATTCAGTACGGCCTCCTTATACGGATTTCTTGACGCGCAAGAAGCCGTTTTTCGATACAACGTTGCCGCCGGCGAAGATAGAACCTCGGTGAGCGATCATGCCCTGTTTGAATTTGAAGTCGGTCGAACGTTGAACATCCAAGTCGCTAAACACAGTCAGCAGGTAGTTGGAAAGCGGTCCGTAAGCCATACCGAATTGGCCAGCAGTCGTTGCAGCATCAGTAATCGCTTTGCACGCGCTGTTGATGATGAACGGTACGCCATCGATTGTGCCTGTGTTACCGTTGGAAACGACATTGTAGATTTTCTTACCGTCAGTTCCACGCAGCTTCGCGAATGCCTTGAGATCTTTCTTGTTCAGGATAAGTACCGCTGCGTCCTCAACCTCTTCGTCGCCTCCAAAGCTGAAGATGATGTCATCCAGAGTCGACGCATCAATTGCGGAAATCGCCAAGTCCGTAGAAGCATCAATTGCTGTAGCTGCCGTAGAGAAAATGCCGGTCAGACGATTGGCAGCTCCGGTACCGATGAGGATTTCGCGAGTGAGTTTCTTACGGCTGGCAATCGTGATGCCTTTCATAACTTCGCCATCGTAATCGGCATCTGGAAGCTTCATGATTTCTTCCGAATCTTCTGCGTACGCAGTAACCTTCGTTTTGTTAATATCCGCGTAAGCAAATGTCGGCTCAGCAGTGTTGTAGTCATCGCCTTCAGCAGCCGTGTAATCAGCTGTACCATATCCAACAATGTATGGCTGACGGAAAGTTTCGCCGCCTTTCAGTTCTTTATAGCCAACACGGTCAATCAGAGAGGAAACCTGATTAAATGTTGGACGAATATCCGACGCACTATGGCGAGGAGTTACAACTGTTCCAGCCCCAACTGTCACCGCGTTGTTTGCTTTCAACGCTTTACCACGTGATGCGTTACGAGCGATCTGAGGAGTTGGTTCTTGTGTAGCTGCGAGAACAGTACCACCCGCACCTTCATCGTCATTACCGTCTTTAATGATCGACGAGTTAGTCAGAACAGCCAGGCGGCCTTGCATAGCTGCAGCATTTGCCTGAGCCTTTGCAGCATCTTCATACTGTGCATCCAGTGTCTTGATTTCATTTTCTTTCGCTTCGTACTCATCCAATTTGCCGGCATTGATAAGCTGATCAGCTTCGTTCAAAAGAGTCTTACGTTTAGCCAGATATTCATTCTTTGTCATTACAAATCCACGCTCCTCAATTTGAGTAAATTTAATTTTGCGGCATATTGCCGTTGTTTCATTTCATCGACTGGTGGTTCATCAACAACGCTTGCTACTGCTGGGACTGGAGCTCCACCTGCTTTCAAATGAGCTCTCATTTTCTCCATAACTTCTGGAGGTAATAGACCAGCAAATCCACCAGTACTAGCAGCGAGCTTCTTTTCTGAATCAAACATAATCTCGTCTGCAAAACCTTTTTCTAAGGCTTGCTGGGCGCTCAACCACGTTTCTTTGTCCATCATGTCCAGCAATTCTTGCTCTTCCAGATTTGTTTTCAGTCTGTAAGCATTTGCGATGGACGTGTTCATATTTTTCAACACATCCGAAGTGTGCTGCATATCACGGTAATCGCCTGAAGAATAAGACCAGACGTTATGAATCATGATCTGTCCTGTTGGAGAAATCTGCACATTGTCGCAGCCCATTGCGCCAACACTAGCTGCACTAGCTGCTAATCCAACTATCTTGCCGGTCGTCTTGCCGCGGTAAGCTTTGATTAGTGAGTAAATCTCTGAACCAGCAAATACGGATCCACCGCCTGAGTTAATAAATACATCGACTGCTTCTCCGTTTGCATCATTGAGCTCCCTTTGAACATCCCCCGGGCTTGTTGCTGCTATCTCAAACCAATCGTAGATCCACTTCTCGTCATCTCCGACAATTACACCTTTGATATTGACTGTCTTAGGCACCTTTTCCACCTCCTTTCGTGCTAGTTGCTTTGCCATCGTCTACAACTGCTGTATCAAGCCTGCGGATTGCTTTGTCGCCACCCTCAATTGGAGGGAGATTCATAACACGTCGCCATTCGTTCGGTGTCATTGCACCGCGGTCGACCATCTGCATGAGCTGCAGCTTCGTGTTCATACTGGCGAAGGATAAGTCGCCTGAATCAAGAGTGATTCGATTCCCAAACCCACGCTCTCGACGAGAGAAGAACTTACGTGTCATCTCCCCAGCGATCTGCATGGCCAATGGTTCAACCTCTGCCTCATACCAAGCCGTCCATTCGTCCTCGTCATACTTTGCTTGAACGATGTTTTCATTCACGCCAAAGAAGCTATGAACTCGGTTCACAGCTTCTTTCTGCAACGATGTAGGAGGGACATATGCATTAGGCTTAACTTGCTCCAGGTCATAACGCGGGTCAGCATACGCAACGCCATCATCATTATCTAGAGTTAGGTAGCTGTTAACGAATTCACTGACCTGTAACTCTCGGTCGGTTTTTTTCAAAACTTGCTTGAACTTCATAATCCAGCGAATTGTTGCGGATGTTTTGACCGCATTAACGATGGATTGATCTGAAGCATTTAGAGTTTCAAGTAACGATTCAAGTGCGTCAGCCTTTGGGCTCCCAAATACGTCATTATCACTAAAGTCATCCCTTAAGTGAATCACATCGGAATATGACACTGTCATCGTGTTGCCTCGCGGAAGCCAAAACTTCAGCGACAGTTCATTGTTATCATTGCGTATGGCTTCAACTCTGGTTGCCATTGTAATGGGATAAAGCTGCATCGGATACCCGTTATCATCTCGATAGATAAGGGCAAATGCATTGTTATTGAGCTGCACTTGTGTCGCCATTTTCTCTAGCATCATCTGACCAGTTGAATAAGGATTCGGTTCCTCAAGAAGAAACCGCAGATAAGCATCCGGGTTCACTTTAATTGATCCATCTGGGCTTTCACGTATATGCAATGGAACTAGCTTTCCGGCAGCCTTTACTTTTGGCCGTATCGCTGAGCGAACCACATCTGATTTGTACAGACTGCCATTCCAACTGGTGTACCAGTCACCGCGATCACTAACAAGCTTTACTCTCAGAGGACCATCATCTGCTGCAGATCGAAAAATCTTATTCCAAAACCCCAATTTTTCTCACCCCCTTCACGGCTGGAATGTTTCAAAGTCATCTACGCACCGTTTGTAAGCAATGTAGGCAATTAAAAAAGACACATATCCATCGATACGTGCCCTGCTCTTCGCCTTGTCCGGCTGTATATTGCTGTTGGTGTCGATCTTAGCCGCGGTGTTCGTAACACACCATCGGAAGAGCCCGTTTTGTGGGCTGAATAGAATGACCTTATCCTCGAATAGTGATTTCGTTTCCCTCATAGGAGTAGATAACGATTTAGAACCCATCGCCACTGGGAACGTCACGCCGCGGCCGTCCGGATCCTCCCGCGGGAAGCCGTTTGCCTCCATATCATCGACCCAATCACCGCCGTGCCAGCGGTCGTACCCAATCTTCCAGAAGGTTACGCCATACGTGTTAGCCAACTCAACATACCAAGCCGTTACATCCGATTTTCGAACCATACTGCCCTCACATATTTGCAACAATTCGCGATTCAAGGGATCGGCAGCCTTCGTTCGACAGAAGCTCTCGTATGCCATCTTGTCCATTTTACTGTTCTTCTCAAGGCGGGCCTTTGCAATAAAGTATTTCTGGAAGAGATGCAGTCGGCCTCCATATGGAACCAGAGCGGAAGCACAACAAAGGTCTGTCGTCTCAGCCATGTCCACTCCACCAGCAGCGTACTTGTCTCGGATCATAGCTTCAACCATGTCTGCCATGCACTTATCGACGCTCATTAGGTCGAAGTAAACAACACTCATGCCACTTGCTCTGTTAAGATGCTTGGCGAGAAATGATGGCATCTGCGCCGGATCTTGAACCGCCTTCTGATACTCGCCTTCCAGGTAACCCATTGTCGGTCTACCTTCACGGGCACCGGGGTTTGCCTTAATCCAGCAAGAGCGATCAGCCGGGTTATCATCATCGTCGATTCTAAAAATCATCGGGAACAATCGTTCTTTGCTCTTGCCTGACAGTACTTTCTTACAACGTTCCAAGATACCATCAAAGATGCCTTCTCGCTCAAAGCCGAACGTCGAGATGATAACTCCTAGAGGCTGTGTCCTAGCACCACCAGCAGATGAGAATACGTCGTAGGTGTTGCGGTCTTTAATAGCGTGACATTCGTCAATG